CGCGCACAAGTGGGGACTCACTGCTAACCTCCCTTCAAGTCACCCATACAAGTCCTCTTCTCCCGTCTGGGCACAAGCCTCGGGCGGCACCGAGACGACTTCGGGTGGCTACAAGTACCACACGTTTACAAGCAGCGGCACGCTTACCGTGTCGAACGGCGGAAGCGTGGAGTGTTGCATCGTGGCTGGTGGTGGTGGCGGTGCATATTGGAGGGGTGGTGGAGGTGGAGGAGCAGGCGGGGTTTTGGTGTTGGATGATGCCTCTTCACTTAGTCTAGCAACGGGCTCGTACAGCATTACGGTTGGAAATGGCGGAGCGGGGCTAACATCAGGTGGCGTTGGAAACGACGGCCAAGATTCATCCATCACTGGAAATGGAATAACCAAAACCGCAATCGGTGGTGGGGGAGGCGGCGCTCTCTCCTTCAATGGTAGAACTGGCGGTTCTGGAGGAGGAGGCCATGGAGCGGACGATAGTCTCACTCCCGGAAATCGCACCCTAGGTGGAGCCGGTACATCTGGACCCCCCGTGCAAGGCAACGCTGGTGGCGATGGTTCGCAAGGGACCAGTACCTCAACGGCTTCCGGTGGAGGTGGAGGTGGAGCAGGCGCAAGCGGTCAAGACGGCGTTGCCAAAATCGGCGGAGACGGAGGCGACGGGATCGAATGGCCGCCGGGGTCTGGCACCTATTACGGAGGCGGTGGTGGTGGAGGAACGGATTCCGGCTACATTCTAGGCACAGCCTCTGGAGGGATTGGCGGCCTAGGTGGTGGAGGTAATGGTGCCGACAGGTTCGACTCGAACCCGGCCTATCCGCTATCCGCTGGCGTTGCAAACACTGGTGGAGGCGGCGGAGGTGCAACCCGTTCCGGCTCCTCTGCTGCGGGGGGCTCCGGAATTGTGATCGTGAGATACAAGGTCTAAACACTTACAAAGGAGGCCAACATGGCACTCGATAGTCTCGAACAGTTTCATCAGATCAACAGCGACTTCAAGCGAATCAAGGTCGCTCTGAACGTCCTTGCCGGGCAGTTCCGTCGTGAACTGCGTAACCCCATCGAAGACGGCCTGATCGACGCCTTGGCTGCACAGGCACAGGCTCTCCTGACCGAGGCTGTTGCTCTCAAGGAGATCGTTCCTCCCCCGCCAGCCCCAGAGCCTGAGATCGACGAGGTGACCGGTTTCCCGATCATCGACGGATACCCCATGAACCCTGAAACCGGCCTGTATCACGATTCGGTGACCGGTGAGGTTCTAGACCCCCAGCCAGAGATCATCTGAGGTGAACCATGGCCGACCCCAGCAACGAGCAGATCTTCTTAGCCTTGGGCCGTCTTGAGGGCAAGGTCGATTCCCTCATGCACCGAAGCATGCAGATCGAGGAGCATCTGGACAACCAAGACAAGCGGATCAGGAACCTTGAGCAATACAAGCACTTCCTGTTGGGCATCTCCGCTGCCGTGGGGGCGGCCAGTTCATTCATCATCAATCTGATTCAACGGAATCTTGGAGCCTGACATGGACGACAAGGAACTGCTGAACAGGCTGCACTCCAGCCTGATCGAGGTTCTGATCGAGAAGATCAAGAACGGAGAGGCGTCTGCGGGTGACCTAGGGGTCGCCCGGCAGTTCCTGAAGGACAACGGTGTGGATGTCTCTGCCAAGAACTCCGAGCCGATGCTGCGGTTGAACGAGGTTCTCCCGTTCAACCCTGCGGAGGATGATCTTGAAGAAGAATGCGCCTAATCCGAGGGTTCCTGAGGGTCTTCAAGACTTCAGGAACTTCCTTCATGTCACTTGGCAGCATCTGGGACTGCCCAGTCCCACACCTGTCCAGTACGACATCGCTCGGTATCTGCAAACCGGGCCACGGCGTCTGGTGATCGAGGCGTTCCGTGGGGTGGGCAAGTCCTACATCACCTCCGCTTTCGTCGTTCATCAACTTCTGCTGGACCCTGCCAAGACCATTCTGGTGGTCTCGGCGTCCAAGCAGCGTGCCGACGACTTCTCCACGTTCACCCTGAGGCTGATCGAGGAGATGCCCATTCTCCAGCACCTGAGGCCCAAGGAGAACCAGAGGTACTCCAAGATCGCCTTCGATGTCGGCCCTGCTCCTGCCCAACACGCTCCCTCGGTGACCTCCAAGGGAATCACCAGCCAGATCACAGGGTCCCGTGCCGACCTGATCGTGGCAGACGACATCGAGGTCCCCAACAACTCCATGACTCAGGTCATGCGGGAGAAGTTGGCCGAGAGCATCAAGGAGTTCGACGCGGTCATCAAGCCCAAGGGCAGGATCGTCTATCTGGGCACTCCCCAGACCGAGAACTCCATCTACAACCTGCTGCCAGACCGAGGCTACGAGATCCGCGTCTGGCCCGCCCGTAGGCCCTCCGAGAAGCAGGAGGTGAACTATGGTTCCCGTCTTGCCAAGATCGTCCTAGACGCCCCTGAGGGCTCTCCTGTGGACCCTGCACGGTTCACCGAGGACGAACTGATGGAGCGTGAGTTGTCCTTCGGTCGCTCAGGGTTCGCCCTCCAGTTCATGCTGGACACGACCCTGTCCGATGCCAACAGATTCCCGCTCAAGATCAACGATCTGGTGATCATGGACTGCAAGGGCGAGAATGGCCCTGAGAAGGTCGTATGGTCCTCCAATCCGGCCCTGATCCGCACCGATCTCCAGTGCGTCGGGTTCAACGGAGACCGCTACAGAGGCCCTGAGACCACCGTGGGGGACTGGATCGAGTACGGAGGGGCGGTTCTGGCCATCGACCCCGCTGGACGGGGCAAGGACGAGACCGCTTTTGCCGTCGTCAAGATGCTGAACGGGTTTCTGTACGTCCCAGAGTGCGGTGGAGTGCCCGGAGGCTACTCCGAGGCCACCCTACAGCGTCTGGCAGACATCGCCAAGGCCCACAAGGTCGCCCAAGTGGTCATCGAGGCCAACTTTGGGGACGGAATGTTCACCGAACTGATCAAGCCGTACCTGTTCAAGACCCATGGGTGTGCTGTTGAAGAAGTAAAGCACTCGATCCAGAAGGAAAAACGGATCATCGACACCCTTGAGCCGGTCATGAACCAGCACAAACTGGTCATCGACCCCTCTGTGGTCACCAACGACATCGAATCCGTCAAGGACATGCCCCCTGAACAGGGTCTGAAGTACCAACTGTTCTACCAGATGTCCCGCATCAGCCGGGACAAGGGCTCTTTGGCCCACGACGACCGTCTGGATGCCCTGTCCATCGGGGTTGCCTACTGGGTCGAAAGGATGGCCATGGACGCCGACAGGCGTATCCGGGACCGCAAGAGCAACCTGCTGGACAAGGAACTGCAAAAGTTCGTCTCATCTGTCCGAAAGGGTCCCTTGGTCGTCTCGGGGCCACCTACGGACACCATCTGGTTCTAGGAGGGCTCCATGACGTACGTTCGGGTGGGGGGAATCGACATCAAGATCGAAACCACAGATGACATGGAGGACCTTGGGGAGTATGTCTCAGGTCCCGAGTACCTGATTCGACTGTCAACCGAGTGTCCCGATCCCGTCAGGTCCATGGTCCTGATCCATGAGATCATCCATGCCGTCTCCGACCAGTACGGTCTGGAGTTCTCTGAGAAGACCGTGAGGGTCCTAGAGACCGCCATGACCCAGATCATCCGAGACAACCCAAGTCTGTTGGGGACCCTTCAGGCTGTCCTAGGAGACTGACATGAAGCCCATCAAGAAGCCCGGTCTGTATGCCAATATCCATGCCAAGCGAAAGCGGATTAAGGCTGGCTCTGGGGAGAAGATGCGTCGTCCCGGCTCAGAAGGAGCCCCCACAGCCAAGGCGTTCCGCAGAAGTGCCAAGACCGCGAGGAAGTGATGAAGAAGATCAAGAAGAAGACCCCCGCATGGCAACGCAAGGAAGGCCAGAACCCCAATGGAGGCCTCAACGCCAAGGGCCGTGCGTCGTACAAGAGGGAGACCGGGGGGACCCTGAAGCGACCTCAGCCCGAGGGAGGCCCTAGGAAGCGGTCCTTCTGTGCCCGCATGAAGGGCATGAAGAAGAAGTTGACCTCCGCAAAGACCGCCAACGACCCCGATAGCAGGATCAACAAGAGCCTGCGGGCTTGGAAGTGCTGAGATGCCTAGAGACTACAAGAAGGAATACAGGGAGTACCAGAGCCGTCCTGAGCAGATCAGGAACAGGTCCAGCAGGAACAAGGCTCGCCGCAAGATGGCCAAGAACGGCCTGAAGATCGCCGGGAAGGACATCGATCACAAGGACGGGAATCCCATGAACAATTCCTTGGTGAACCTTAGGGTGATCTCCAAGAAGGCCAATAGATCCCGGAAGTAATTGGCGAAAAAATCCGAGAGGGTATTATTACGCATTTTAGCCGCCGGTCCCCCCCCGCCCCCCGGCGGCCTCCCCCCCCCCCCAGCCCCCTCCCCCAGTGTGCCGGGGTGGCCTCGGGGCGGCCTCGGGGCGGCCTCGGGGTGGGGTGGGGCGGTCCTCGGGCGGCCTCGGGGTGGGGTTGGTTGTGGTTGCCGTGCCTGTTTGGTACGGCATCTTTTCGATTTGATGCGGTTCGATGGCCTGCGGTCCGCCTGTGGTCCGCCTGCGGTCCGCCTGCGGTCCGCCTGTGGTCCGCCTGCGGGCCTCCCGAGCATCAGCACCAGCATCAACGGCGCAGCAAAGCGGCCCCCGGACACCGCGAAGGGTGGCCGGGGGCCGAGGTTGATATCAACGAGTCCAGGCCGAGTTGATATCAGTCGGGAACGTCGATTCCATGCCGGGAGGCGATCTCGACGATGCGGGCCCATGCCGCAGCTCTTTCCTCCTCGGTGCCGGGAGCGTTGCCG